TCTCGAAGTCGTGGTCCGTCGCGGCGGCGTTGGCTTCCCTGTAGGCGAAGTTACCGCCGATCCACACGGCACCCTCTCCGGCCGGGCCGCGCGTGCTGGCGAAAAGCAGGCTGGGAGTGCGATAGCGCAATGTGGGATCGTACGAGGCGGCCTCTATCGCCGCCGCCTCGGCTCGATCGGCAGCCGCTTCAGCGGCCGAAACAATCCCCGCGCTCGCCTGATCCGACAGCAGCCGGTACTCCGATCCAAGATCGAGGAACGCATGAAGGCTTCCGGCAGTCAGCCCCCCAGCGGCGATCTCATTGCCGCTATTGGTGCGCAGAGGCTTGCCGTTGAGTGTGACGTTGCCAGTGTTGGCGGCCGTGATGTTGACCGTCAGCAGCGCGGCACCCGGCGTCGTCGGCAGCGGCAGTAGCGGCGTGGCGATGATCGCATCAGCCGCGCCGGCGCCCGCGTTGCTGAATGGAATTATCGAGTACGGCAGGTCAAGCAGGCGCACCCACGAGCCGGCGCCGGATGCCCCTTGCTTCTGATAGATTCCGCTGAGGCTCGGGTCGGGGTCCGTCACCCACGCCATGGTAAGCGACGGGTAGTTCAGCAGCGACGGCAAACTGGCCGCGCCCTGGATGATGATGCCGCCGCCAGTGACGAACGCACGGAAACCACGCTCGACTTCCGTCATCCATCGCTGGAAGTCGACATTCTCGACCGCGCGACGATTGCCTCCGGCGTCGACAGGCGACGCGATCTCGTTGCCGAGCTTCGTGAAGAGCGACATGAACAGTCTCCGATGTATGGATGGGCGCGGGCCGGGGTGCGGTTAGCCCGGCGGAATGCTCGCGATGATGTATGAGCCGGTCACCGCCGTGCTCGGTGTGCCGTTCGAGGTGCAGGCCGTGACGGAGTAGTCGATCGTGATGTTGTTGGGCCACGTGGGCGGCGTGACAGGCGGTATCTCGACCGACACCTCGTCGCCGGGGCGACATGGCACCAGCTCGTCCATCGGCCAGCCGGGATCGCCCGCGCCACTCGCCTGAAACCGCAGATATGCGACATGCAGATCGGCCGGTGCCGTCGCGACGATCTCATCCGGGACCGGGCTCGCCGGGACGGGGGCAACATCCAGCGGCACCGATGGGGCGGTGTTTTTAACGATGAGCGGCCGCGTCTCCAGAAGCGGCGACCAGAATGAGCCATCTTCGTTCGCGTCAAAGAACCGGACACGGAAGTCGGCGTCCAGGTCCTCCCAATCGGCTGCGGCATAGGCAAGCCACGCGCCAAAAGTGCCTATCTGCTGCTCCGTCATCGACGCCCAGGGCGTCGGCATGCCGTCGCTATATGAGCGCCGCGTCGCCTCGGCGAGCGTCCCGCCCGTAACGCCGGCGAACCGGATGCGGACCTCGCGCGATGCGTCGGGATAGATGATCTGGCATGCCTCCGTCGGCGCAGCCGGCGTGTCCAGTTCCGATTCGTACTCGAACGTCGGCAGCACCGGCGGCGGCGTGGCTTCCATCGTCGCGGGGTTCCAGGGCGCCTGAAGCTCGGCCGGTATGACGGTGACAGGAATCTCGCACGTGCAATCCGCCGGAACCGTCCTGACTGGACCCTTGCGGCACTTCAGCGCGGCCGGGGTAAAATCCTCGCCGACATCGGGCACCTCGATCGTGATGATCCGCTTGCCCCAGGTCGCAAGCCCCGCCATGGTCGTCTTGATCAGTCCGCTGTCGGCCCGGCCCTCATAGAACATCATCCGGGCGATCCTCGATGCCTGATGGACGGTGTCGCAGAAGGGCAGCCGCACGCGCCGCTCCTGGTCGCCGTAGACATCGATGTCGTGGCTCACCCGCGCCCAGCCCACGCCGCTCAGATCGGCCTCGGCGATCTCGTACATCCGCTCCGACGAGAAATACTCCAGCGTGCAGATGTTCGGCCTCTTGGCCCCCTCCGGCCCTGCGGAGAGATCGTGGTCGATGTAGGGAGAGGCTATCCCCTCCTGTTCGCGGCTCCACGGCATGACGAGCTCGGTCGCCGGATCGTCCTCCAGCCAGGAGAAGGTGTATTTCCCCTCGGCGGTCTCCCGCAGCTCCAGGCCGGCCGAATCCAGCATCTCAAGCACGATGTCGGTGGTAAGCGGCCCTTCCCAGCCGCCCGACAGCGTGCATCGCGGCGCCGTGCCGCCGGCGACGGGCACGAGCGCATCGGCTTCGTCGGCCAGCCCGGCGATATCCGCCCAATCGAGCATCGCGCTCGACCATCCCGGCAGACGGCTGATCCAGTGCGCGCACCAGAGAGCGCCGTTACGGGTCCACTTGGTTTCGCCGGTACGCGGATCGAAGCACCTGCCGACGCGGGCAAGCACCCTCACGGCCTTGACGCCACCGGTGAGGAGACGCGCGAACCGCTCGCTCGCGGTGCCGGGATTGATGAACGTCAGCAGGGTTTGGCCAATACCCGCGACCCGATGATCGTCCGTCCATAACGTCGGATACGCTGATTTCAGCGCCGCCCACGCGGTTTCCGACCCGTCGCCAGGCTTGGTCTGGAGGTAGAGGTTCGACCCGCCCGGCGTGGCAAACGGAGGGCTGGAAACCGCGCCGTCTTCCTCGACCGTGACGGATCGGCCGTCGTAGAAATACTCCTCGACCGCGTCGATCGGGCCGAAGCAGTGCAGGATCAGACGGTGGATGGCGTAGCCGGCGGTGTTGCCTAAGCCGATCTTGCCCTCCAGCATCACCCGGCCGAAGGCGTATCGCCCGTGCCCCTCGGCACCTTTGCTCGTCTGCTTCAGGGTGTTCGGGTCGGCAGTCGGCGGCTTGGCGCGGATGAAGTTCGCTGCGGTGAGCGCCAGCGAGCCGATCGTTTGAAGCGCCGTGAGCCCGATTGCGGCCGCGCTAGCTGTGGGCAGGAGGCTACCCGCACCGACAGCGAGAAATGCCGAAATGACCGCGCTACCGATGGCTTCAAGCGCATGGGCATGCGCCGTCATTGCCAGCAGCGAAGCGCTGGCCAGAAGCGCCGTCTTCATCTTCATGGCTAGACCTGCCAGACCTTCAGCAGAAGGGGGATTTCCCGCACCTCGCCGTCGATCCGGCGCACGGTGAAGTCCGGGACGTGGTGTATGCGCACGCCCATCTCGGCCCGGCGCATGACGACCTGGCCGGGCAGGAAGATGCCGCCAACCGGTCCCTGCACGGTCTGGATGATCCCGACATCACCGATCTCCGGCACGCCGACGCGAACCACCAGATGGAGTTGGGCGGCGACGTGGTTCCAGATGTTGACGAGGCCGCCCCATGCCTCGATCTGCTCATGCGCCTCTTCCTTGCTGCCGTAATCCGGCCAATCGAACGTCCTTCCCGTCGTCTCGGCGACCCAGCGTGCCGGGAGCATCGAGCAGTCGTCGACGCCCCATTCGCACGGCTTGCCCTTCAACTCCTCGGCAATGGCGCGCAGCCGCTCCCCGCGCTCACGGGCTTCCTTCGCTGTCAGGCTCATGGCTTGTAGACCTCGACGATGTCCGCGTTGATGTAGTCGAGCCCCTTGTCCCCGGGATACCGCTGGCGCTGCCCGGTCGGGCTCCACATCGACCCCATGGTCGGGAAGTTCAGACCCTCGAACTCGCCGACGATCTTGAGCGAGATCGCACGCACCACCGGGCCGTTGATCAGCACGCGGAGCCCCGTCAGTCGCCCCTGAATCATCCGGCGGAACAACACGATCTGCTCGCCCGTCTCGGCGTCGAACGTCGCGAAGAAGAGATCGCAGACGCAGCCCTCGATCGCATGCCGGTCATCCCATATCGACTTGAGAAACTGGCGGTTCGCACCCGAGAACACGACGTCGACGGCCGGCGCCTGCCCGAAATACGGCTCCTCGACCGCTCCGAGCCCGACGAGTTGGCCGCCGAACGGATCGGACACACCTTCCCATTCGTAGCCGCCGATTTCGACCGGCCCCATCCCTGTGTGAAGACGGCGCGAGCCTGAAGGAAAGTCGATATGCGCGAACCACGCAGGTTGAACATAAAGCGCCGAGAGCGCTACGAAGTCCTGTTGCGAAAAGTGCGACATGGCTCAACCTAGATTCGACAAGCATCAGGCCCCATGCTTCCATCAGCCCGTCTGACGGAGGGGATCGTGCATTTCATTCTTGCTGTGCTGCTGGCTTTCGCGTCTTCGCCAGGCATTTTACTGGCTCAGACTCCCGAGGACGAGCCAAGCCCACCAGCTGTTGAAGAGAAGAAGCCCGACGAGGGTGCCTATGGCGCTGATCGCAACCATCACATTACTTCTGAGCCCAGTAGTAGCCACGAAGAGGAGGCCGAAAACGAGACTGCTGAGAAACACTACACCGATGTAGAGCGGGATCGGCAACCTAATCATCCACTGCTCCTGGGAGACAGCCTCGTGGGCAAAGGCGACCTCCACTCCCGGCAGTTGCAGCGGCAATAGCGTGACGACCACCGCCACGACAATCACAGAGTGTCGGGTAAACATCACTCAGTCCACAAAATGACGACGCACGTAGGGGTCGATCACCTCGGTGAGCAGGATGTCACCGCCATCGGTATAGCCTGGCACCTGACCCGGCGCGTTCGCGGCATCCTTGTTCGTCGGGCGCAGGACGATGACCGGATGCAGCGTGGCGTAGTCGCCGGCCTGGAGCGCCTTGCGAAGACGATACTTCACCCGGTAAACACCCGGCTCCAGCACCTCCACCACGCGGTACATGCCGAAGTGGAATGGGAAAAAGCCGAGCTGATCGCCGTAGCCTAGCGTGTGACCCCAGAACTTGTCTTCCAACCGAATGATGCCTGTGTTTGCCGCCGCATCCGCAACGACCTGCACAGTCGGCGCGGTCGTCTTCCACCCCGCCCCGTTTGACCACGACATCCCGTTGGACCAGTTCTGGCTACCAACGCCATGCCAGTCGCAGTGCGAGCCGCCGATAATCCCCGCCTCAGCAGGGCTCATCATGTCGCGATCATAGACCGTGAAGCGCATGGCGTTGACGCCGCCGTCCAAGGCGTCGAGCAAGCCGCGCTGGAAACGAGCACGACGGTTCTGCGAGATTGGCAGCCCCAGCCGGAAGGCCCATATCCCGCCGACGCCAGCGAATACCTGCTCCGAGCCGTCCTGCGCTGTGTTGGATCCGGAATTGCGTACGTTGGGGCCGTTGACGACTTCAAGAGCATTAATCCCGAGTGCGTCGTTCCATGTCAGAAGGCGGGCCATATAGACTCCGTACAGGCAAGATGCTTCCCTATGGCGTCAACCAAGGGAGGGGATGATGGCTGACCTAATCACCACGCCGGAAGGATTTGAGCGCGGCATGGCTAAGGCGCAGTTCCAGAGGCTACTCGTGCTTCTGGTCAATCACGGAGTGAAGGCCGAAGAAGCCTCGAAACTCTGCCTAGGGCTCGCTGAAATGGCGCGAACCTTGGAGGTTTTGCCTGTGCTTCAGCCGTATGCCGACATGACCGCTCAGCACTACGAAGACATGGCGAACTTGATGTTTGGAGGCAGTCTTCTACCTCGCGACCCCAAAAGCTAGCGAGTTCGGCAGGCGTCATCCCGGCAATCATCCGGTTTCGTTCTTCGTGGCTCATCATAGTCCACCTCCCGGCGAGATCGTGCGCGTGCGGCGGGTCCGCTGCGCATCCATCGCGCCCAGCGCCATCGACGGCACCGCGCGCGCCACCTGTCCGGCCGCCTTTGCGCTCTCCTGCATGGCGACAGGTCGCGACGAACGTTCCACCGCGCTTTCAAAGCCGCCATCGGCGTCGAACCGCGAGACGATCTCCAACCGCAAGGGCTGGTTGTTGTTGGCGTGGTTCTGATTGGAGGCGCGGACGCCAAGAGAGCCGTCCCGTCCGCGATGAAGCGGCATGATCGCCTCCGGCCCAGCCTCACCCATAAGACCGATGCCTTTGGCGAAAGGAAACACGGTCGGCTTATTGATAACGCCGCCCTTGGCGAAGGGGATGATGTTGCCGGACTGGAAAGCGCCGCCCTTGGAGAACCCTAGCAGCGAACCCATTAGCCCGCCGAAGAAGCCACCACCGAATAAGCCACCGCCACCGGAAGCCTGCATGATCTGATTGATATATTTGAGCGCGGCCTGTCCGGCCTGGATGAGAGCGTCTTTCCACGATAGAGTGCCGTCGAGAAGCCCTTTCAGGATGCCACCGAACCCCTGCCCGAGGCTCTTCTTTGCACCTTCGGACGCATCCTCAACCTGCTTAATGGCATCTGCCGCCGCCTTCGCGCCGCCGCCACCGGACGAACCCCTGCCTTTCCCTGCAATCTCGTTCAGCGCCCCGTTCGCAGCCCCAAGCGCCGCCGTCATGCCCTCCGTGGCTTCCGTCGCGGACTTCGTGCCGAAGGCAATTTCCTTGAGAGCACCGACATAATCGCGCGACATGGCTTCCGAATATGCGCCGCTTGCCGCATCCATAGCCGCCGAAGCCGCGCCCTCATATGGGTTCTTGACCCTTCCGAAGCTGAACTCCCCAATCGTGCCGATGTTGATGTTGTCGCCAATGCCGAACGGCAAGGACTTCATGGCCGAATTGATCTTGCCGATATATTCGTCGATTTTTCCGGTGACGGCGTTCACCATGCTTTCGACACCGCCAATTACGGCATTGGCGGTTGAATAAACCAGATCGCCCAGGGCAGCCGGCAGCAGTGACCACGACGCCTTGATCGCCTCGTATGCTCCGACAAACACCCCGACCACAGTATTGATCGTGCCCTCGATGATCGCCACGAAGTCGATGCCGATTGCCTGCTTGATTTCATCACGGAACAGGTATGCAGCGGTAACGGCCGTCGTCAGTGCAACGGCGATGGCTCCGATTGGATTGGCAGCGATGGCAGCAGTAATGGCCGAAATCGCGGCAACGCCAGCCGTGCCGAGCGCGACGAACCCGGAGGCCATCGCAGCGAGCATCGCAGGCGCGAAGTACGTAGCCAGCGCCACCCCTGCCACCGCAGCCCCGCGAGCGATCACACTGATATTGTTGGCCACCAGCATGATCGCGTCCGAGATACGCTGCGATGCACCCGTGGCCTGATCCAACTGCCCGATGAACGCCATCAGGTTCGTTTGCAGGCGCGTGAACGCATCACCGATAGTGGCGGGCATCTCGCCAGCGCGCTCCCGCAATTCGTCCAGCCGGGTAATCAGTGCTGTGGCGATCACGTCGCCGGTGATCTTGCCCTGAGACGCCATCGCACGGAGACCGCTTTGCGTCGTGCCGAGATGATCGGCGAGCACCTGCGCAACCTCGCCACCATTCGCCAGAACGGTTTCCAGCCCATCGGCCTGTAGCTTGCCGACCGCCATCGCCTTGGACAGTGCATTTTGCACCGATGCGGCCCGCTCGCCTCGCGTCGCCGTCAAAACAAGCGCATGGTTCAACGCTTCGGTGAAGTCCGCCGCTTCCGTCGCGCCCTTGCCGAGATCGCGTAGCACCGCCACATTGCGCGAATACACCTCAACCGTCTGATCGAGCGGAGAATAGGAGGCGTTGGCGATGTCCACCATGCGCTGCATCATGGCGGGCGCAGCATCCATGTCCTTGATGGCAGCGCCGACGCGACTTTGCATATCGCTCCACGCATCCGCGTATCGAAACACAGCAGCGGTCGCGAGCGCACCGCCGATAGCGCCGAGAACATTCGCCATTCTGAGCGCCACCGTGTGCCACTTGCCATAGGCCGCAGCCGCCTTGTCCGCGCTACGGGCCGCATTGTCGTTTGCAGCCGCAGCCTTGCGCGCGGCGGATTCCGCACCCTTGCCCATGCCCTGCGCGGACTTCTCAGCCCGGTCCGCCGCCCCGCTGAATTTGTCGAGGCTGCCGGACGCACGATCAACCTGATCGAACTTTACAGCCAAGCCTAAAGAGGCGACATCAACCATTCCGCACCTCACTTGCCCGACATTGCCCCTCGGAACATCTCCCGAGAGAACTCTTTCGGCTTGCCGTCTCTGTTCACATGATCGAGATAAACGCCGTCCATCGCGCGGATGCAGCGCGTGAACATCGCCGCTTCATCCGCTGGCCACCCGGATGTGTAGAGCCGGATGGAGCTATACTGGATAGGTCCCGCGCCCATGCCGATCTGCCGATCCGACGAAAGCTCCCAGAATGCGGAATACCAGGCCGCCGCACCCGGCGCGAACTCCGGCGGCCACAGGCTATCCGGTATCTCCTGCCCGAACCGTTCAAAGTCTTCCCGCTGCTTTTCAGCATCCGGGTTCGACAATGCCCAGCTCAGGCAGGCCGTCAGTTTTTTTCAAGTTCCTCGGCAGTGTCTTCCAGCCGGTTATCCACCTGCGTAGCCGCATCGGACACCATGCCGAGGAACTTATCGCCGGTGCGCGACGTGAGCCACTTGCGGGCAAGCTCTCTGCTATAAGGGAGAGGCTTTCCGCCTTCGGTCAGCCCATCCCAATCCAGCAGGATCACTTCGGCGACAAGCTCCCGAATGATGCGGATTTGCACCTCGTGCAGGATCGCGCCGGTAGCATCACGCTCCTTGCGCGCTGTGCGACGCTCCTTGAACGACTTGGCCGACTGGACCTTTTGCGAAGACCAGCCGCGCACCTTGAGTTTCAGGCCCGGCGCATCGGCGATGTCGTCGATCCATACGCCATCGTCGATTTCCGCGATGGCCTTCTCGCTCAGAAGTAGCTCATGGATTTCCATGGTCAGACCTCGACCACGTTGCTGTCCACACCGATGGACCAGCTACGCAGATGAACGTCCGTCGCGCCGCCGCCCTGACGAGCGCCCGGAAGCGCCAAGCCGAAGAAAAGATCGGTCATGCCCGCAGGCGGAGCGACGGCGGTATGCGTGCCGCTGCCAGCGCCGGACGTGTTGATGGCAGAACCGCCTGCCGTGGCGGATACCTGAAACTCATTGGCTGTCAGTCCGGCCGAGATGACATAGTAGACCGTGGCAGGCGTCAGGCCAGTCGGGAGCGTGCCAGTGGTCGAGAAGACGACCGGCTGCCCAGCGACGAGGCCATGGCCGTTCCACGTCACGACAGCCGGCGATGCATTGGTGATCGTGACGGTGGACTCCGGCGCGCAATCCGCCCCCCATTCGATCTTGAACGAATAGGGCTGGCAATCGTCAATTGCCTCCTTGAACTTGATCTGGCCAGGGTCCAGAGCCATGGGAATGAACTGGTTTTCCATGGTCCCGGCATCGCGCGTGGTCTTGAACTTTCGCACACGGCGCTCGTTCAACAGCGCCTGCGAGCCGACCTCCTGTGTGTCGCCGATGGCACCTGCATTCACCCACCCGCCGATCTCTGTCCAGCTTTCGCCGGCAAAGTCGGATGCGGAAACGGTTCCCTTCGCGGTCTTGCGGCTGCCAATGTACAGCTTGCTTCCAGATACTGCGTACAATCCACTCATGTTTTGCTCCTGCGCATGATGACGGCCATCGGTGCCGCCTTGGTTGTCCGGCACGCGCCGGGATGAAAGGTGTTGCTATTTCTTGCCGCGCTTGATTGGCTTGTCCGCAAGTTCGTCCGCGCCAGTCTTTTCCTTGACGCCGACGATCTCCGCAGCGCCCTTGGCGACATGGCCCATCGCCTCGCCGAGCTTTGCACTCAGCAACGCTTCCCGCGCCATCTTTCGGCGCGCTTCACAGTCTGCACACATGGCAGCCTCCTATGCGAATGTTCTCAAATCGATGCGAACCTGCGTCCGCAAATATGCATCGTCGCGATATGCCCCGAGCACATCCGGAGCCTTCGTGACATTCACCCCGACGCCCTGAAACGACATGCACAGGCCGGCCGGGAAGTGCTTGGCAATCTGGCCCGCATAGTCTCGGATGGCATCCTTGTGCGTCTTGCCGGACCCTGTCCCCACATTGGCAATCGGCCAGCAGAGGGTGAGCAAGAGCAAGCCTGGTCGCTCGTGCGGCGCAGCAGCTTTGATCAGTAGCCTGGCTGTCCTGTTGGGCTCGTGGTGGCACTCGATATAGGGCGCAGGCTGGCCGCCATCCGTCGGCGGCGCCACAGGCTCGCCGTCTGTCCAGACCTTCGAATAGGCCGGCAGGCAAGTCGCCACGCGGGCCTGTATGGCTTGGCTGATCTTTGTCTCAATCGTGGGCGTGGTCATAACAGGCCGAACCTCTTCCCAACTTCGGCAGCCTTTGCGGCGACGATTTGGGGCCACCTCATCGCAACGAGGTCAACCCAAGGTCGGGGTGCCCGGCCGTTCGACCCCGCGTGCACGAAAAATCCGTAGGCGGCCGTGTAGCCCAAAAACACGGTATCCCCGAGTTCCGCGCCCGCGATGACGAGGATCACGTCTCCATAGTCCGCATTGACCGGAACCCCCGGATTATCGCGGATCAGGCGAGGCATTGCCTCTGTCGATGCCACCAGAGATGCCCGCAGGAAGCCGGTGCGTCGATAATTCGGCGTCTCCGGCGTGTCGTAGACCATTTCCGTGATCTGGTCGTTGAGCTGCTTTACCAGCTCTTGAGCGGCCTCCCGGAAGACTGCTTCCTCGGCTTCCTTTACGCGTCGGGTCCAGCCCTCGATCTGGGCGGCGAATGTCTGGTTAGCCACCAGTGCGTTCTCGATACCGGCGAAGCGCCTGTCCTGCGAAATCAATCGTCAGGTCTATGGCGCATTTGCAGCCGATGGTATGCTTCGCCGGCAGGTTCGGGTCATGCGGCCCGGTGCAGCTCGCCCCGTCCGGCAGCGTGAAAAGTTCGTTGAAGCCAACCGACTTGCCGGCCATCGCCATGTGGTCGAGGCGCGGCTCGCGCGAAACCGTCCTGCGCCAAGTTTTCATCACATCCTGTACTTCGATCTTCCCGGCGTCGATCTGCTGCTGAAAGGCGTCCATCCTCGAGCGCGCCAGCGCCATGTGTGTTTCGTGTATGGCGAGTTGATCGCCGCGCCATTTCAGCGCCTTGTTGGCGTATAGCCGCGTGACCCGCTCGACTTCTTCCGGCGCAAGCCCTCTGCCTTCGCGGATCGCCTTCAACACCGTCCTGTCCAGCCGCTTGTCGCGATTGGCGAAGGTCAGATAGTCCCGCATATAGGCCACGTCGCCCTCGCGCATGGCGCGCTCGATCCGGGCGACAGTCTCCATCTGCGGGCGGGACAATCCCACCAGGCCACCTTCGCGCTGCCCGCTGACACGGTTCACGCGCCCGGCGATCAGCCTGCCTGCATCATATGGCGACTGCCCGCGCGCAAGGTTCTCGGTCAACACGGCGGCGATACCGTCGCGCGCCTCGGTGACGATGCCAGTGACCAGCCGAGCAGCGTGATCGCGCATCGCCTGCTCGCCAGCCAAATTTCTGACACCCCACGAAAATTGAACCATCCCGCCCGAGGGGTCACGGACGATAGGCATCGAACTCACGGTCGCTATGCCGCCGCCGTGATAGGTCTGGATCAGAGCATTCTCAAAACGGGCGAAAACGCCATCGGTAAGCCCAAGGTCGGCAACGGCCCCTGCAATGTCTCCGCGCTCCAATTTCTCAACCAGTCTGCGCAAAACGATGTTGCTGCGTATCTGGTCAATGGCCTCGACCCACGCGGCCCTGATTACAGGTTCCCAATCTGCCGCGACCTGCTCAAGCAACTCACGAGCCGTCAGTCTTTTCAGCATTCGCTATGCCTCATAGAAAAAGGCGGCTCCCGAAAGAACCGCCTTTGATTGCCTGCCAGACCGAAACTCGCCAAGACTTGACGCGCCAAAACGCAGCCCGCCTCAACTCACCATGCCTGCCATGCCACAACTAGCCCGACCTGACCGCGCCACAACGGGCCGTGCCCCGCCTGCCCCGCCTTACCCAACCGAACCTGCCATGCCCGACGACACCATTCCTTGCCGCGCAGCGCCATGACCTAACTTGCCGAGCCTGCCACTCCACGCCCAACCGCAACGTACCTTAGCTCGCCACAACCCGCCTTGCCTGCCACGCCCCGCGCCAACTCACCTTGACCCGCGTTGCCATGCCTGCCGTGCCCAAACAGACCATACCCCACCGTACCTTGCCCCGCAGCGACTTGCCTCACCTGCCAGACCAGTCCTCACCCCGCCTTGCCTCAACCGGCCTCGCCCAACCGCACCTGCCATACCTTGCCGCACCCAGCCTCGACGGAACCCGCCTTGGCTAAGCTGCGATCTTCAAGCCTTCTATGGTGGCGAACAACCCGGCAAATTCCTCAAGCTCGGCATATCGTTCGCGCCAATCATTCAATTCCTTGAGCGCACGGGCAAGAACCTGCTCGCGCAATTCGTCGTCGCTCATGGCATGAGCGATTGAGGTGTAGGAGCGGTCTTCATCGCGCGACACATTCACAAACGCGCGGATCGGGCCGGTCTTCTGCTCGCCCTCGACATAGGAGACCGAAAGCATCCGAATGACGTAGCCTGCCTGCGAAAGACGATACTGGTGCGCCGCCTTCCTGTCGTTCCATTCAAAGGCCGGATGAAGCGGCGACTTCTTGTCCCGCGCTTCCTCGACCACGGTTTCCTGCGCCAGCCGACCGTTGTTCACGGTGCGGATGCGCTCCAGTTCCTCGCCGGCCACTTGCGCGGGGATCGGAACCCCCGCGTGAGCGCGCCACTTATAAACGGTCTGCGTCATGCTTCACCGCCTTTCGCGACATGGAAGCGGCCATAAGGCCCGTCGCGCTCCGGTCGCCATTCTCCGACGCCAACAGCGAAGCCGGCCGTCTCGAACAGATTCACAACCTGCTCTGCCGACATCAGGTTGGCATTGTACTTCACCGTGAGCGTTGCCGACCACGGATCGAACTCGCCACGATAGCGAAGATCGGCGGTCCCCATCCCGACGCGGGCAATGTCTTCCCGCATCGATGGCGGAGCGCCCTTGATCTCGATGAACTCGCCTTCGACATGGAATGCCTGCCGAGCTGCGACCTTCGTGATAGAGCCGATTGACGTGCAGGCCGTGACCGCAGCAGCCTTGAAGCCGACCGCAGGGAACCCGAAACGACCCTTCGTCACGTCTTCCTCTGTCGGCGCATCCGGCATGCCGTCGAGCCAATACATGCTCTCCACGAAGTCCCGCCACGGGTCTTTCGCCTCTTTTCCGGCAGATGCCTTCTTCATCTGCTTGTCGAGCATCTGCTTCTTCGCCTTCTCGCTGAACTTGTGAACGATCAGCGGCGAATCCCCGATGATCGGGATTTCGATTGTTTCGATTGCGAGCCTCGGAAGCTCGATAGCGGTCGTCATTTTCTTCGGCGCAGCGGCCATTTCGGTTCTCCTGTCCTATGCGCGGAATGCGCTTTCGGTTTACAAGAGTAACCCTATCGGTTAGTTTCATGCCCGTCAATATTAAAATAACCCTTACGGTTATCCATCTTGCCGCTACGGAGGGCATCATGCTACAGGCGGTTATGATTACCCCGGCCCAGATACGCGCCGCGAGGGCGCTGATAGGCTGGAAACAAACTGATCTAGCAGCGGCGTCCGGCGTGTCCGAAATGAGCGTCAAGAACATCGAGCGAGGCGTAACCGACCCTCGCGCCTCGACGCTTCAAGCGATGCAGGACGCGCTAGAGACGGCTGGCGTGGTGTTTCTGGATGGCGGCGTCAATCGAGATGGCGGCCCCGGCGTCCGTCTCCGCTAGCGAATAATGAACCGATGCGCCACCGGGACGCCCGCCCCCGGCACGGTCAGATCGCGCATGATGGTGACGGTCATCGCTTCGCCCTCACTTCAAGCGTAGCGCGGGCCGGGTCTTCGGTGATGTCCAAAATGGTGTAGGTCTCGCCCCTTGCCGTGATCGTGTCCGTAAGCTCGGGCCGGAAAGGCATCCCCTGCTGGATGAGTATGATTTTCACGTCGCCAACATTCACAACGCCGGCCGCGATCAGCCGGGCGTCGTATACGTCTACGAAGCCCTGAAACTCGTGCTCGACAGTCGTGATCGGCGCGGTCCACTCCTGCCACGAAGGCCAATCGTCCGGCGGCGGCTCCTGATGCGAGCGCGGGATCGTCATCGAATACGGGATGTCTGCCGCCTCAAGCGCATCGGCAACCCATTCGGCAATATCGTCTTCGAGGATCGACATTTCAGCCCCTCACCGCGCGGCCGAACGTGACGCCGCGTGCGACCGACCGCACAAGCCCGCGCAGCTTTCCGTCGATAGCCTGAAACACCGTGGTCGCCGGCGCACCGTCCGCAAACTCGACGCGGGCCGAACCCGCGCCGACAGCCTTGATCTTGCCGCCCCGCTTGAGGTCCGGCGACATGCTGCCCGGCTTTGCCAGCTCGCGAATAGCCGCCTCACACGTCGCCTCGACAATCTGGCGCGGGATTGTGTCGTCGGGCAATTCCTCGCCACGAAACCACGCATCCGAGCGCGGCCATTCCAGCGCCTGCGAGGCCGATGCAGGCTCACCGATGAAGCGCGGGCCATACTCACCATCGATCCACGCCGTTGCGCGCCGTGCCGCTGCCTCAGCCGCCGCGATGGCCGCTTCTGTACCGGGCGTATCGCTTCCAGTGATCGGGAACGACGCGCCATGCTTTACGGCGTAGGCGTTTATCGTTTCGATGCTGGCGTATGAATATGACGAAGCCCCGCCCGGCGTTATGTCCAACGGCATGTCGCATCCCTCAATTCAGGAAAGCAGGCTCGAAAGCCGAAAGGTCGATCGAGAACCAGCGGCCTTGCTCGTCAGGCCCGGCAACCGCGACGACTGCATCGTCAGCGGCGCACTCGTCACCCTCAAAATCCAGCCAGTTCGTAACCGCGATGCGTTCGCCCGTATTCAGGACTGCGACGGCACGGGAGCGGCTGACCGCTTCGACCTCAGCGTCATAATCGGTGAACGGGCAGCGCATGACTACGCGCCCCGTTCCTCGCGGGCCATGTCCCGCAGCGCAAGCAGGTCTTCCACGCTGTCGCGCGGGTCGAACTCGACGCCCTCGCCCTCAAGGTCGGCCTCGATCTCACGGCGCGTCAGGCCGTTGGATGCGGTTTCGTTCATCCGGGCATCCTTGGCAGCGTCGAACGCCTCGATCAGCTTCGGGCGGCCAGTCTTGTGGTGCGGAGCCTTGCCGGTTAGGGATTCGATGGCGGCGCGCAGTTCATCGTCGGACGGATAACCGTCGCTATCAGCATCGGCCGGGACGCCAGTCTCGCGGGCAATCGCCGCCTTGGCGTCCTTTTCCGTATCGAATGGCCCGGTGATGATGTCGTGGCCCTGCTTCACA